CCCGCCAGTCGAGCCAGAGTTGTCTAGGACAATCCTTACCTAATGAAGAGCCACCAAGGTAGCCACGTCGAGACATAGGTTTCCCCATTTTCTCATCAACACCTTCCATGATAGATTCAATAGTCATTAGTCAGCGTCCGATAACCACGAAGGGTTAGCGCTGTCATCGCTGCTCAAGATTTCAGAATCATCAAGCTCTTCACGTTTAACTTCTGCCTTAGCCGGTTTAGGTGCGACAGCCGTTGTCGCTGATTCCCGAAGGAAACGATGTACTCGGTTTGAGGCGGGCTTACCGCTCTTAGGTTCGTAAACGTAAGTTTGTACGGTACCCATTTTGTTAATTAAAAAACCCAGACCATCTTCATCAATACTGTCAGGGATATCTACACCAAAACAATCAAAGGCAAACTTCAAGATAAGTAACTTATCTCGTTGTGCTACCCCTTCTTTTTCGACTTCAATCCAACTGACGATCTCTGCTCCAGAGTCTATCTCTTCCATTGCAATTAAGACGGTTTTATAATCTTGTTTATCCAACAATCTTGCTTTACTGACAGTCACTTTATACTGACCGGCATCTAAGATTTTTGGTGGTGGAAATTCACCGGGGCCAAGAACTGGCATATCTTGTAATTCTGTTCCGAACGCTACACTTGTACTCATTGTTTAGTTTCCTTTGCCTTAAAGGCATTGTTATAGGCTGTTTTGAAAGCATTGAAATCCAATGGGATTTCATGCTTTCCTTGATCGTTTACAATAGGGCGTCGAGATTTTGCATCGAACCCGGTTGATCCACGAGTGAATAGAACCCTTGAGTCGTCACCTACTGCAACGGTTCTTTTATTGAAACCTTCACCACGCGATACCGTTCTAACCTGGTAGTTTGCGAAGAGAAGAAATGACGTCCATTCCTTGACGAGACTGGCAGCTTTAGCATGTAGCTTTAAAGTTAATTTAGAGTACGGCTCAAGCAATGGATCTTGATGAGTGATGGTGTGAGTGTGCACGATTAAGCAAACATTCATACCAGAATCAATCACCTTGTCGAATACATTTAAAGTATGACGTATTTTTTTGAGAGCATGAGAATAGCCACGGCCATACTCAATATCACTGATATCCTCAATGCCTTCTTTTTTACGTGAGAATTCACGTACCACCGCTTTATGAACCATAGCTTCATAAAAATCCAATGAATCTAAAACTAATGTTTTGTATGAATGTTTAGTCTCAATAAGCTCGTGACAGATATCTAAAACCTCTATATCGGTTTGTGCATGCACTCGATCCACATCTAAATGGTTCGTGCCTTTTTCTAAATCAATAAATAAAGGCTTCGGCATACCCGCCGCGAATGTACTTTTACCGACACCATTAACACCAGATATGACCATATTGAGTGGCGTTTCTACTCTTCCCTTGACCAATTTAATTGGCATAGTTTTACTCCTTAGTTGTTATGTTATTCGTTACATGCCGGACAATAGAATTCTTCACGCTGTTTGATGGCGTACATCAAGCGACTATATAAATCCGGGTATTCTTGTTTAAATTTGTTTAATGCTTCAGGAGATTTGATTTGCCATTGTTTGGTAAATGGAAATGCAGTGTCGCCAATTTGATCTCGTATTTCGGTTGATATATCGCTGATGGCTTCATGCAAATTTTCCATAATTATTCCCCTGTTAAACGTGAGAAATAAATTATATTAATTTAGTTAAGATTGCAACCTTTAAGGTAACAAATATTATTTAGACAAAAAAAACCACCCAGAATAGGGTGGTTGTTTTTTAACTTATCTTACTTTATATATTGTGTTTTTCAGGGCGTACCATGATGTTAAGTGACCTATCCCTATCACTTGTATGCACAATATCAGGTATGATATGTGGGTTTCTACTATCTAAAGTGCGCGCTATTAAATGTTCAGCAATGTTTAACATGACGTCACCAGAAGATTTAGCATTATGTAGTAACACCGATAAATTTGAAGATTCAATATGCGCCTGTGGATGCACTTGCGGTATCTGATCCATATCCACTGGTCTAAACCGTAAATACGCTTTACAAACCTCACCTTTGGCCGTGTTTATACACTCAAAAAAACGATTAGCTAATTTCATGTATTCCTGCACATCTTCAACCATATCTGCCTGAACCTTCCAGACGTATGCTTGCGCTCCGAGTATTATATAACCATAAGTGCCACTCATTTCTGACCAAGCAAACACATTTAAAAGATGACCACCTGGATACTCTGCGTCAGGTTCATACGCCGGTAAAGTCCTCAACCAGTGTTGTACCATCCGGTGCATTGCATCACGTACCATATGCTGCATAAATTTATCGACTGATATATTTCTATTGTCAAGACTCTGTTTTAATTCTTTAGCTATACACAAATCTCTACGCAGTATCGCTTTACCTGTGACATGCGCGAAACGTACCTCTTCACCATCAAAATTTATAAAATCCTCAGTCATTTCTTCAATGTATTTCTCGCATCTTTGTTTCATGCTGATAATGCGCCCAGCCTCTATATATTTATGATCCATTACTACTCCCATTTGATGGTTCCTCACTAAAGACGTCACTGCCTTTAGCACTCTCAAGTAACGCAGTCATTAAGGTAATAATCTGCTCTTTATTTGCCGTAGATAAACATTGAAAAATATCTACTGCTACCTGCGTCATTGGATCGGCTAATGGGTTTGCATGTTTATCGCCCAAGCCGAACATTAAAAAAGCTGGGCTAACTTCAAACACCTTAGCCAATTTTTTAATGTTCTGCCTTTTCGGTACCAAGTCCCCATCACACCATTTTTTTATGGTGTTGTGTGAAACACCAACTAATGCACCTAGAGTGCGTTGTGTATATTTATGTTTTGCGCGCAACTGTGAAATTCTTTTCGCAATCGAGTGCTTATGTCTTCCCTTTTTGGTTTTCATTTTCCCTCCATCAGTTAGTTAAAAAGTTACCCTGAAGGTAACAACATATACTACTCAATCACAATCATCAATACTTATCGTTAATTATATTATTTATATTATTATAATTGTGCTTACATATTTAATCTTAAAAACATCGTCAATTATTTGATTTGTTATTTTTGTTACCTTTAGGGTGTACTTATTAATTAATCTCAGTTATGTTCGAGTCATTAATTTTTAAGGGGAATAAAGTGACACCAGAAGATATTTGGCAAGAAATTAAAGTGCACGATCTGGCAAAAAAGATCGGCATATCCGCAAAGTCTATTTACGCTTGGAAGAAAAGAAAAAATGGTATTCCACCATTACGAGCGATTGAAGTAGAAAAAATCACAGGTATTAATCGAGCTAAGTTACGGCCCGACTTATGGGATTAATGCTACTAGATAAACCAACAACTCAAGAGGGCGTTCAAGACGCCATCATTGAGTTGGTTGATGAATACGATGTGCATGTCATTCCTTGTGGTCAAGATAAGCGTCCACTTGTGCCTTGGAAACAATATCAAGATACCAAGCCCACCGAAGAAGAAATAGAGCGTTGGGTTAAAGTCTATCCAGAATGTATGTGGGGCGCTATTACCGGAAAAAACTTTGGGGTGGTTGATTTAGACGCCTATCAAGATGAATCGTTAATCCCTTGGGCAAAAGAAAATTTACCTTGGACGCCATTAGTCGCTAAGACGCGCTCCGGTGGTGAGCATTGGATGTACTCCAAGCTGCCAGAAGATATTACGGTGAGTGCCGGATCAGGCATTGATATTAGAAACAAGGGCGGTTATGTCATTTTCAATGGTCCCGGCTACGAATGGAATTGGCAAGATTCTCAAGAAGATTTCCATATGTTCTCGGATTTACCTGAACTGGAATCTAAACATCTGAGAGCCATTGAAGGACGTCGTGGTAAAACCAATGTCACTAATATTCTCAGTGCTGAGAGTTGGCATGACAATGCCTTACGTTGGGTTGGTAGTTGCGTTGCCAGAGGACTTGGTGACGATACCATATTAAGAGAGTGTGAGAAATTGACTCAACCAGGGTACTCAAATTCTCAAACCAGAGAAGAAATCCGGGTGATGATTAAAGGTGCCAGACAAAAAGGTTGGACCCCAGAAATGGATGATCGCCCAATCGAAGTATTAAGAATAGATGACGCATTTGATTTAGAGCACCGTAAACCACCAGAGTTTTTAGGTGAAGGATTTATAGCTGCCGGTTTTAGGGTATTTGTAGTCGGCGCTCCGAAGATTGGTAAATCACAATTAGTATTAGAGGCACTAACCACAGCCGCAGTAGGCGGTCAGTGGTTAGATATGAAATGGGATAAGCCACATAAGACATTGTGGTTACAGGCAGAGATTAGAGGTGCCTATGTTGGTTCAAGGTTACGTCCATTGTTTGAGTCTTTTAATGATGAAGAAAAAGAACTCATCAGAGAGAATTTCTTTTGGACCGAACGTGGGGATCTGGACTTAGCCTCTAACTTTAATCGTCTTAAATCGTTAATTAAACGCATTCAGCCATCTATTGTTTGTATTGATCCATTAATAAACTACATGGCAGCAGACGAGAATTCAAACGCCGAAGTTTCTATATTCTTTAAACAACTTAATGATCTTTTTTCTAGTGAGACATTAGGTATGGACGCACCACCTTGTTTATTTTTAGTGCATCACACCAGGAAAGGTGCCACTACCCAAGACGGATTTGATGGTGCTCGTGGAGCATCAGCGTTGACTGGTTGGATGGATAGCGGGGTGCTTATGACCGCTGCTAATTCCAGTGCCATTAATTTAAGTTTCTTAACTAGAAATGGACCTTGGCCAGAAGAACGCCTCGTTAAATTAAATCCAGATTCAATGCGCTTAGAGAACTTTGTAGATGCTGTCGAGCATCCACAAATGCTACCAGAAGTATTACGTAACATGTCGCATCGAGATTGGGTGACGGCGTATGACGTCAACATTTTGATTGCCGAACAATGTCATCGCCTCGGTTTAGAGGTGGATGGTGCGATTGCCAGAGAGATCAGATTGACGGTTGTCAATCATAAACATATTGAGCATCAAGGTACTGGGCAACATACCGAGTATCGATTAAAGCCGAAGGTAAGGAGAGGGTATCAATGATTAAAGAAATTATTGGAAATGCCACTCTTTATTGTGGCGATAGTAATGAAATTCTCTCAGAGATAAAAAATGTTGATTCAGTCGTTACTGATCCACCTTATGGATTGTCATTCATGGGTAAAAAGTGGGATTACGATGTACCAACACAAGAGCTATGGGAAAAAGTATATCAATCCATCAAGCAAGGTGGACACCTGTTATCTTTCTTTGGCTCTCGCACTTATCACAGAGGAGCCATACCCATCGAAGATGCTGGGTTTGAGATACGAGATCAGTTGATGTGGCTCTATGGCAGTGGCTTTCCTAAGTCGCACAACATAGGGAAGGCAGTGGATAAGTTGCAAGGGAATGAAAAGCCGAGCACCTACAAGCCAAACGACAAAAACGCAGTATATAACAAGAACTATGGTGGCGGAGTCACAGACAGGACACCTTCCGATAACGAATGGAATGGCTGGGGTACAGCACTCAAGCCAGCACATGAGCCGATTGTCATGGCGAGGAAATCATTTAAGGGAACTGTGGCAGATAATGTCTTAGAGCATGGTACAGGTGGGATTAATATAGATGGGTGCCGAGTTGGTATCAATCCAGATGTAGATGATAAAAGATTGGGTGGTCGAGGTGAGTGGAAAACCGATAAGACTGCAAAAAATGTATATGAAGGAGGTTATGAGGGCAAAAACATAGCATCATCTGAACAAGGCAGATTCCCAGCCAATGTCATGCACGATGGTAGTGGTGTTGTGAAAGACATATTTCCAGATACAAAACCAGCTGGTAATAAAAGTGCTTTTACAAATAAAAATTTAGAATATAACGCGACCAGTTATAAATTATCTAATAACAAAAACCCAAAGATACAAGGAGACATTGGTGGTTCTACATCTCGATATTTCTATTGTGCGAAAACGAGTAAGAAAGATAGGAATGATGGCAACAATCACCCAACAGTCAAACCAACAGAATTAATGCGCTATCTGTGTCGCCTAGTCACACCGAAAGGTGGTGTTGTGCTTGATCCATTTATGGGTTCTGGCAGTACAGGTAAGGCTGCATTACTGGAAGATTTTAAATTTATAGGCATTGAAATGGAACGAGAGTATTTCGATATTGCTTGTGCCAGATTGGAAGATGTACAAAAAAATTCACAGCAAAATTTGTTCGCCCATAAACAGATAGGAGAGGGTATCAATGATAAGAGTATTTGATATTTGCTCTGGCATCGGTGGGTTCAGCCTTGGGCTGCATGCCACCGGTGGCTATAAGACTGTCGGTTTCTGTGAGTTTGATGAGTATTGTCAAACAATTTTAAAAAAGAATTTTCCTGATGTACCTATTTTCAAAGATTTAAAGGAGTTAGCTAAAGATGAAGATACAATCCGATCTATTCCCGACCATGACCTCATCTGTGGGGGAGTGC